GAAGTATGAGCGAGCAAAAAACAGATAACAAAATATCCAATGGTTGTATCGCATGGAAAGTACACCCTGGATATGGCCATGTTTGTTTTTCCATGTGTAGTGATGAGCAGCGGAAAATGTGTATTGATGAGTTTAGCGAAAAAATAAAATCTCCAAAGAAAGCAGGCGACAAGGGGGATGTATGAGCGAAAAATTACTGTCAGAGGATTTGGCGTATTGGCGATCAGAACGACCAGACGAATGGACGATGGATAGGTTTATCCGAAACGCGAAGGGGTTAGAAGACGAACTCGCCGCCTTGACCGCAGAGAAGAAGGAACTGGTGAATGGGCAGGAGGTTTTAGAAATAGTTGATTCTTGCTTCCATTGTTATGCTTCATCATTCAGAAGTGACGCAAAGGTAGAGGCGCAAAATTTATTTGCCGAGCTAATCGCAAAGCACGGAGAGTAGGTGGGTATGGAACTACTAATGCTTGTACTAATAATCATACTAGCAGCAGCAGCAGTCATAAGTATATTCATGGAATAACCTTGGGCGCTAGCCCATAAGAAAGGAGGTAATCATATGGTAGAGACAGCAACACCTATCAAGAGTAAGCAAGTGGACGCCCAGACATTGCGAGACCATCTCGCACCTGTACGTGAGTACATGGTTAAGGTAAATGGCCAAGTCCTGCTTGAGACACAAATCGTCATCGACATAAGCAAGCAGGAAGTGCAGCTTAACACAACTGCGAATGCAAGCGTAGATACGAAGGGAGGTAAGTAGCATGGCTATATTAATGCAAGTAGGTTACCGTAAGTTTATCGTACCTACGAATTGGATCTGGGATATAGACCGCATCATCCCAGTTGAAGAGGATGGAAGGAACTTCATTATCCCAAAAGAAAAGCCGTCATCTGGGGATGATGTAACCTTCTTAGTGGTTCCCGATTGTAGAATGAGTATGCCTAGATCGTATATCGAGAAAGGTGAGACAGCAGAAACTGAGGTGAAAGAAGATGCTTGATGTAAAGATCGAACTAGCAGCACTGCAAAAGCTCTACGCAGATAATCCGCAAAGCAAAACCTTCAACGCCCTGATCTATGGCGCAATGGGAACTGGCAAGACTCGCCTCGCCAAGACCTGCAGAGGCCCTGTCCTCATGCACAGCTTTGATCCTGGTGGGGAGAAGACCGTGCGAGATGAGATCAAAGCAGGCAAGATCATAGCTGATGCACGCTATCAGCAGGAGGATGCCAAGTTCCCTACCGCATTCGCCGCGTGGGATGCTGAGTATGACCGACTCAAAAGGGGAGGTGTGTTCGCAAAGATTGGCACCTACATGATCGACTCTGCAACAACGTGGAGCAGCGCAGCTATGAACGTGACGCTGAAGAAGGCAGGTCGTGCAGGTGGCACACCTCAGCAGAACGACTACTTGCCGACCATGATAATGCTGGAGAATGCCATTAAGGATATGATCGCCCTGCCTTGCGACGTCATCCTGATCGCCCACGAAGACGTCGAGAAAGACGAAGCATCTGGCCGTATGATGGTCGGCCCTGCATTTATTGGCAAACTGAAGATGCGCATACCTATTCTCTTCGATGAGATTTATTGCGCGCAGAGCAAGGAAACATCAGCAGGCGCGAACTATACCCTGCTGACACGCAATACCGGATTGTATAAGGCCCGCACACGCCTTGGCAAAGACGGAATCTTCGACACATATGAACAGCAAGACATCAAGATGCTCTTGAAAAAAGCTGGATATGATCCGGCGGATAAGGAGGTTTAATGGATGCGTTAAGCGAGGCGATCTTAGTAAACTTTAAGAAGGTTGCGGAAGAAGGTGACACCAAGTCTAGCACTGAGAAAGAAGCGTATAGTGTTAAGGCGTATAAGGTTGGCACACTGACAAGAATCGACGTGAAAGTCAAACAAAGCAAGGAGGAAAAACAAGATGGGTAGTTTCTTAGATCTCAACGTAAATGATGCAGTGGAATACAAGACAGCACCGGCAGCAGAGTATCAGCTTCGCATTATGAAAGCCGAAGTGAAACAGCAGAAACCGGAAAAAGGCACAGGCAAATTCATCCAACTGAAGTGCCAGATTCTCGACGAGAATCCTTATCTCAAGGATGTATCGCATGTCCTGATGCTGCCTGGCGCAGACGACGACCTCAAGCAGCAGAACAATCGTAAGCTGCGCATTAAGGAGCTGGTGCAGGCAATCGGCAACGACCCTGCCGCCCCCATTGACGTGGACAGCTGGGAAGGCGCAACCTTCTGGGCGATCTTGAAGGAAACCCACGATGATCAGTTCGGCGACAAGAACGAAATCCAGCGTGTGGTTGTGCGCCGTTAGTTAAACAGGCAGCAAAGCTGCGTGACTTGACCTGCATGTAGTATGATAACCCATGTAGCATACAGTACGCATCTTTGCTGCCGATCATTAGTGGCAACGCCACGCAAACTCATTTCAATTATTGAAACAAGGAGGCATTATGACAGACCTAACCAAATACGTTCCTCGCCTATCTATTGCTGTCAGTGCTAACTTGCAGAAAAGAATGCAAGATAAGATTCCCTGGGGCATCCGCTCTCAACTCATAACCACCCTTCTCGAAGAGGTGCTGGATATGATAGACGCCAATGGGGATATAGTCATTGCTCTCATTATTCGCAAGAAGCTCAAAGCAAAAGAAATCCTTAACATGCAGGAGATAGATAAAGGAGGCAGCAGCGATGGCTAACATCGAAGACCTAAAGCAGAGCATAACAAGCATGAGCAATGCTGATCTTATCGCCTTGATGAAGCAAACCCGCGAGAGCAGGCGCACATCGAAGCGTGAGCCAAGCAAACTCGCAAAGGCCAAAAGCGCAACTACCAAGCCTGCCACAGCAGTATCGGTAGATCAACTACTAGCCAGCATGACACCCGAAGCAGCACTTCAACTATTACAACAACTCGAAAAGCAGGGAGGAAAGTAGCATGGGACTAGCAGTTGTTCATCCAGATAATGTAATCATCGGAGAGAGGTTTCGCAAGGACATGGGCGATATAGACCAACTCGCCCTGTCAATGAAGAAGGAAGGCGTCATCACACCACTGGCAATGCGAGATAACGAAGATGGCACCTATACCCTCCTCGCTGGCGGCCGTCGCATGGCTGCTATCATGAAGGCAGGCATCCTCGAGATCCCAGTACGCACATATCCTGCAGAGCTAACCGAACTGGAAATGCGCAGTATCGAACTGATGGAGAACCTCGCACGTAAAGATTTGGACTGGGTCGAGGGAGCAAAGCTTAAGGCAGAAATCCATCGCCTGCAAGTTGCTATCAAAGGTGCAAAGATAAGCACTAGTCCCGATGCACCTGGCCAACGCTTGCAAGATACAGCCGATCTTCTGGGTGTGAGTGTTGCCAAGCTCCACAGTGATATAGCCTTGGTCGATGCGATGGAAGTGTTTCCCGAGTTGGCAGATGCTAAGGGTATAACAGAGGCAAACAAGAAACTCACACAGCTGAAGACCGGCCTCATCAAGGAAGAACTCGCCAAACGCCTCGACGCCCAGCTAGCAACTACGCCTGTAGATCGCATCCGTGCAAATCTCTGCCAACGCTACATCCTCGGCGATTGCCTCGAGATCATGGCAAATATCCCTGATAATAGCATGGACTTCTGCGAAGTAGATCCGCCGTATGGAATAGATATAAAGCGTCTGAAGGAAAATCATGATGATAACTATCAAAAAGCATCTTATAATGAAATCCCTGCAGACGAGTATATCCCTTTCATGCGTAAGGTCCTCACGCAATGCTATCGCATCCTGGTCGATAACGCATGGCTTGTCCTGTGGTTCGGCCCTGATCCGTGGCATGAGCCTATGTACCAGCTCCTCAATGAAGCAGGCTTCAAGACCAGTCGCATCACTGCTATGTGGTATAAGGGTTCTGTCGGCCAGACACTGCAGCCAGAGACAAACCTGGCAAACTGCTATGAATCCTTCTACTACGCACGCAAAGGCAGCCCAAGCATCCTTCGCCAAGGTCGCTCGAACGTGTGGCATTATAAGGCAGTTCCGCCTGATAAGAAGATACACCCTACCGAGCGTCCTATCGAAATGATCCAAGATGTCCTCCAGACATTCTGTTGGGAAGGTAGTCGCATCTTCGTGCCGTTTAGTGGAAGTGGCAACACGCTGCTAGCCGCAGCAAACCTTGGCATGACAGGCATAGGCACTGATCTGACGAAAGAATACAAGGACGCATACACAGTTCGCGTGCATGATTCGGTGCCTATGAAATATACTTCGTATAAGAATAAGGAGGAATAAAATGCTTAGCAGCATAGCACACAAAGTTCCTGGCACTGGCCCTCTCACCGCCAAGATCGTGATGGTGGGCGAGGCTCCAGGGGCAACAGAGGTTCGCACGGGTGAGCCCTTCACAGGCAGCTCAGGCGAACTCCTAATGCGCCTGATGCAGAATAGTGGCCTCCTTCGTGGTGACGTCTATATAACAAACGTCATCAAGGAGCAGCCTCCAAGTAATAACATAGACCACTTTATCAAGTTTGCCACGGGCGGGAAGGTCACCATGACTCCTGCGTATCAAGCCTACGAGCAGCAGCTCTATACAGAACTGGCACAGACCAATGCGAACGTGTACGTGGCAATAGGCAACGTCGCCTTATTCGCATTAACACGTCTAGTGGCTGTAACCAAACGCAGGGGAAGCATCCTGACAGGCACGCAGATTGGAGGGAAGAAGGTTATCCCTATCATCCATCCAGCATCTGCTTTGCGCCAGTATATCTTCACCCACTTCATCGCGCATGATCTAGCGCGCATCGTGGAGGAAAGTGCATTCCCTGAGGTTCGCCTGCCTGCACGTACCTATCACTTAAAGCCTGGCTTCCTCGATTCTATGCAATATCTGGAACGCTGCTCGCAGGCAGAAATTATAGCCTTCGATATCGAAGTGGTGAATGAGGAAGTAAGCTGCATATCCTTCGCACTCTCGCCTGGCGAGGTTATGTCAATTCCCTTTACAATCCAAGGTCACGACTATTTCACCGTGGATCAAGAAGCAGAGATATGGCTTAAGATCGCAAGCATCTTGCAGAATCCTGCGATTAAGAAGGTCGGCCAGAACATCGTGTTCGACTTCACCTTCCTCTATCGCAAGTATGGGATCAGGGTGTATAATCTCGAGGACACCATGATAGCACAGGCCATCTGCTACCCTGACTTCCCCAAAGGCCTCGACTTTATCACGAGCATCTACACGAAAGAACCTTATTATAAAGACGAAGGCAAGAAGTGGTTCAAGTTCGGCGGTAGCGACATGGACTTCTGGTTATACAATGCAAAGGATAGCGCAGTCTGTCTCGAAGCATTCTTCGCCTTACAAATCGAACTCAGGCGCATGGGTAATGATGATGCCTATCGTAACCAATGCGACTTGATCGAACCCTTGGTGTACATGCAAGAGAAAGGCATCCTCGCAGACGTCAAGGCAATGCAACTCGCAAGCATGTCTGCAAGCGATGAGCTGGAGAAGCTCCAAGAGAAGCTCAATGCGATAGCAGGGAAGGAGCTGAACAGCGCAAGCTCTCAACAGCTCCAAGACTACTTCTACGGCGTGAAGAAGATCAAGCCCTATGTAAGCAGAGCAACTGGTGCGATCAGCGTAGACGCTCTCGCTCTCAAGCGCATTGCTCGCAAGGGATTCCCTGAGGCAACTCTCATCCTCGAGATGCGCCGATTGGCCAAGCTACAAAGCACCTACTTCGATATGAAGATCGACCCTGATAGTCGCATCCGCTGCTCCTTCAATCCAGTAGGCACAACCACTGGCCGTCTGAGCAGCAGCAAGACGATCTTCGATACCGGAGGTAATATGCAGAACCTTCCACCGGTTATGCTTAGCTACCTTAGTGCTGATCCTGAATATTATCTGTACAATATCGACTTAGCACAGGCAGAGAATCGTTTCGTCGCATATATCGCCCCTGAGCCAAACATGATTAATGCCTTTGAAGACCATATCGACTTGCACAAGCAAACAGCAAGTCTCATATTCAGCAAGCCAGTATCGGAGGTAAGCGATGAGCCAGGATCCAGTAGTATTGGGGGTGGACTATACAGTGAAAGATTTTGGGGGAAGAAAGGTAATCATAGTCTCAACTATGATCTTGGCTACAAAGCCTTTGCTCTCATCAATGAAATCAGCGAGGCTGAAGCTAAATTTATCTACGACCGATACCACGTTACATATCCAGGGGTTAAACAGTATCACACCTGGGTGCGAACCAAGCTTGCTAAAGACCGCATCCTTGAGAATTGTTTTGGAAGAAAGAGAATCTTCTTAGAACGCTGGGGTGATGAGCTGTTCAAAGAGTCCTACGCCTTCACTCCGCAATCAAGCGTATCGGAGATAATAAATCGTAGAGGGATTAACTATACCTACTACCATCAAGAGTTATTCAAGCCTATAGAGCTTCTTAATCAGGTACACGACAGCATCGTATTCCAGATCCATCGCAAGTGGTCTATTGAAACACACGCCG